GGGCTCCAAAAATAAAAAATGCTTATATATTAAGCACCTGGTGAGCCAAACAAACCTCTAGGGTCAGACCAGCCGAAGCTGTATCTTTCTCTAGCTTTGTATCTAACGTTACCTGTATCAAAATCACCTTCCATAGACGTTTTGATAGCTGCTCTTACGAACATCTTCATTCCGTTTGGAACATCAGTTTTGATAAAGAATGCATCAGAGTCTGTTAGGAAGTTGTTAACCACATAACCTTGTGGAATCATTCCCATAGATTTGATTGCATTGATATCGTTATTAGCAGTACCAGTTCTACCAGCAGATGCCATTAATCTCTCAGCTGTGAATTGTAATTCACTTGGGATAATTAATTTAACACCTCTTGCAGCAATCTTTAAACCACGTTCATCAGTGAATGCATTGATATCAATCAATGATTGTTCTAATGAAGTTTCGTTTAAGTCAGCAGCAGTTGCTAATTCATTTCTAAATGAACCAGCAATAGTAGGGTGAGCTTGGTCTAATAAAGGTTGACCATCTCCACCTGGGAACGAGCTTGAAAACGCATTGTTTAATACGTTAGCAGCTGTTACTTGCTTAGTGTTTGCCATAGATCTTGCTAAAGCTTTTGTATATCTAGACGCTAGTCTGTCATACAAGTTATCTTCAATCGCTTCTTCAGTGATTGAGAAAGCAAGAGCTATAGTGTTATGCGTATATCTAGCAGTGAAAGTTTCTTGAGCATTGTCAAATGTAACGCCAGAACCTTCTGGTTTAATTTGAGCATTTGCGAAACCTGATAACATAACTTCTTCTTCAAAAGCTCTGTCAGAAGTTTCAGTATCAAATATTTCAAGATGCTGATTTTCATAACGTTTGTACTCCAGGCCGAATAAAGCATTCAATCCTGGTTCTAGTTCTTTAACTAGTTGTCCTCTTGATATAGCCATATTCTTATACTCCTGTTGTTCTGTTAGTTAATAGATGGTTAGCAATTCTAACTACCCAAACAACGTGTGATTGAGTTATAGCATTGTCACCACTATCTTTTGTAGCACCTAAGATCTGTAACTGATTAGTTGTTGTGCTTAAAGTAGCATCATTTAATCTAGTTCTAGATACATAGTTTGCCGAGTCTCCAGCCAAATAAGTGATGTTCGCTAAATTGAAAACATCTGTTTGAGCCGAAGCTGCTGTATTATTAGATCTGATCTCAAATCTTTCATAAGGATCGTCACTTACGAATGCAACAATATCACTTGCCGCAACCGCAGGAACATAATTCCTCCATGTTGGTTTTTGAGTCGTTGGATCAGTGTAGAAAGATCCGTTAAGTGAACCTAATAGTGTATTTCCAGCTGCTGCAACTGCTATAGTTCCAGAGTCCACTGCTTTCACAGCGTCATTGAAATATATAATAGTTGGGCTAGTTGCCACACTATATTCACTTAAACCTTGGTTATCTCTATTCTGACCAACTTTACCAATTGGTCGTAGGCCGAAACCTACTGAGCTTCTATTAGCCATAGTTTTTTCCTTGTTTAAGTTTATTTAACTCGTTGGTATTACCAAAAAATTACTTTTTGTTCGTACCACCGAAAGTTACACGAGTCTGCCTCTCACTATTGATTGGCATACTTTTGTGTTGATCCTTATACAAATCGTTTTCAATTGCTTCTTCGCGTGCTTCTATTTGTTTTCTAAAGTAAGCTTCGCGAGATTTTGCGATTTCTTCGGGTATCCTTGCCAACACAAGGCCACCAACTCCGATCACACCTGCGTACTTGCCGTCTTTAACAACTGGAAATTGTGATTCAGGATATTCGTCAGCTCTCACTAACTCCCAACCTGATCTCATTTTACCTGACATGTTTTTAGTGTCGTCAAACCCTAAAACTTCAGTTCTTATCCAACGATGTCTAAAGCCTGCTGGCGCGGGCGGTGCATCTAAAGATGATGGTGGAGTCCAAGTTGTAGGTCTCTTTTCAGCAGTCCTAGTTTGGCTCGCACGTGGGGTCTTAATGTTTTCTTTTGTCATATGCCTATACCTCCTTCGTGATATTTAATTGTTTCGCATATTCTTCCAATGGCACTCCTAATTTTTTAGCGATAGCAACTTGAGAAGGGGTGAGTCTCACAGTTTTGCGGCCTGGTTTTGTACTTCGCTTCGCTGAAGCTACTGTTTGTACAGGTTTAGCCGATTCCGTAGTTGCATTCTTATCAAATTTATGGGGAAACTCAAGTCTTATTCTTTTATCAATTTCCGCATAATATTCGTCGCTTTGAGCATCATAACCTTCTTCATCTATAAGAGTTTTATGAATATCAAAAGCCGTATAAGTCATAGCTTTATCTGTTCCAAACCACTTATTTCTACCTGCCCAAGATTCTGCTCTTGGATCAGCTGTAGATTGTCTTTCTGGAACTCTGACATCTGCTATGTTTTTTACTGGCTGTTCTTTTGCAAGATTTTCTGAATTAGATTTAACTTCTTGTAATCTAGCTTCCTCATAACCTAATCTTGCTATTTCTTTAGCTACTTCAACTTCAGCATTATAATCGTTTGCTTCTCTAGCAACAGCTAATTTACCTTTAGCTGCTTCTAATGCTGATGCAATTTTAGCTTCTCTATCTTTAATTGATACAGTTTCTAAAGTGCTAAACTTTTTAGTTAAAGCTTCTTTTTCTGCTTTAACTGATTGAGCATAAGTTAGAGCTTCTTCTCTTTGACGCTCTGCTTCTCTCATTTTTTTAGTTAGTTTTGCAATTCTTCTTTGCACACTTTCGCTGTAATCTTCTAATTCGTCTTTCTTAACTTCTTGCTTCTTGTCTCCCGTCTCCGGCTTCGTGTCGCTGGCTTCTGGGGACTTGGCTTCTTTTGGTTCTTCTTTTACTTCTTTAACAGTTTCTTCTTTTACTTCAAATTCAGGTTCTGGTGTAGATTCATCTTTTAACTCTACATCCACTTCTGGTCCTGAAGTATCGATATCAACTGTCTTTGCGTTTTTATCTTCTGGCATAGTTTCCTCCTATGTTTATATATAGTGAAGTACATCTTCGGGATTTTTAATTGTCCCTAAAACTTCATCGTCATTTAATAGACGAACTTCACCGCCTTCGATTGGAAGTCTTGATCCCGCGTAACGCGCGAAAATAACCCAATCTTTTTCTTTGCACCATGGGCCTGTTGGATATTTTTCTTTATCCAAATAAGCTAACGGTCCAATCTTTAAAACATAACCGCAGTTTGTTGCGATTCGTGCTTTATCTAAAGATTCCTGTGATATAATTAATCCACCAGATGTTTTATCTTTTGGTGTAAATGGTAATACTAATAATCTCCAACCACTTGGTGTTGGTAAACTATCTATTAAAGATTCAGTAACATTTTCTGCTCTGACTGTTTTATCTTCAACTTTTTTATCTTCTTCTTTATACTTATCTTCAAGACCTAGGTTTATCTTTGGTACTTCCTTTTCCGAGGTCGATAACGTTTCCTTTATCATCTTTTTTTGCTCCTTCATTTAGCAGGTTAGAGATTTCCTGAATTATTGTTTGGTAGGCATTTGCCTGTCCTTGCATATACTTGTATTTTTCCATACTGTCAACTGCTCCTGATATCATAGAGTCTCCAATATTTTGGTAAGATTCTTTGATAAATTTTTGTAGTCTAGTAATGAATGTTACTGCGTCCATAGTCTTTCTCCTTTGTTGGTTATATTAACAGTTCCACTTTCTAAGTGACTTATTAATTCTTGAATTCGGATCTCTTGCTGTTTTTGCAGAGGTTAATCTTTTCTTCATACCAGACATTCTAGCACAAAAAGACTTTCTTCTATTAGCAGCTTTTGAACCTTTTTTTAACTTACTAGGTTTTGTTGTTACTGCCATTGATAATTTAGAACCAGGATTAGCAGCTCTATAAGATGCAATACCTTTTCTATTTAATCCACCAGATTCTGATTTACCTTCTTTGCGTTGCCATGCAGGAGTAGATCCTCCTTTTGCTAGCATTGCTCTACCATGTCCTCTTAAAGAAATATCGCCCATTATGGTAATATATCCATTTCTTGAATCATTTCTAGTTCTTCTTTTTCTAAATCAGTCGCGGTTTTATTATTAACTTTATCTATTAATTGTTGTCTAGATAATCCACTACCTTCTTTTGGAATATTTTTTATAGTTTTTGGTTTAACTTTTTTTTCTTTTTTTAATCCTTTTATTAAATCTGGTGCTGCAGCAGCTCCAGCAACCATTCCTAAAAATCCTCTTCTTGATAATCCACCTTTTGCGAATTTTTTTCTAACTATACCTCTACCTCTTAAAGATATGTCACCCATTAGAATTCTTTAGTAACTTTTACTCTATCTGGCATTATAGCTCCACATCCTCTAGCCACTCCACCTTTTGCCATCTTTTTTCTTTTTGGAAAACCAGCTTTCATATTTGCATATGCTTTTGGTGATATAGTAGATTGTGATTTAGGTC